TGGTTAGGACAACAAGACTCACCAACTGACGAAGAGTCGACGGCACCACTACCGTGGGAAGACAAATAAACACCATATAATTACTGTATATGCAATTATCAGAACCACAGAGGCAAGTGGCGGACAACAAATCGCGATTCAGGATTTTATGCACTGGCAGACGTTTTGGAAAAACCACACTGGCAATCAGAGAACTGTGTTATAATGCAAGGGAACCCAACAAGGTATGTTGGTATGTGGCTCCAAGTTATAGGCAAGCCAAACAAATTGCTTGGGTAAAATTAAAACAGATACTAAAAGACTTGCGTTGGATAAGAAAAGTCAACGAAGCAGAACTTACAATAGAATTAAAAAACAAATCAAGGATATGCCTCAGAGGTGCTGACAACAAAGACTCATTGAGGGGTGTTGGTATTGATTTTATAGTGTTAGATGAATGTGCTGATATAGATGAACAGGCTTGGTCAGAAGTATTGAGACCAACATTATCTGACACCAAAGGATCAGCCGTGTTTGCAGGCACACCCAAAGGTATGAATTGGTTTCACGACTTGTATCAAAGAGGACAGGATCAAACAGAAGAAGAATATTCAAGTTTTTTGTTCACAACACTGGAAGGTGGATTTGTGGACAGTGGTGAAATAGAACAAGCCAAAAGAGATCTTGATGCAAAAACATTCCGTCAAGAATACCAAGCAACTTGGGAAACTTACTCAGGCATAATTTACTACGGTTTTTCAACCAGTGAGAATATCAAACATTTTGATCCACCATTAGACAACAATATCATACACATAGGAATGGACTTCAACTTGGATCCAATGTGTGCTGTGGTGTCATACATTTCAAATGGTGTTGTTTATATAATGGACGAAATACAAATATGGAGTTCCAACACAGATGAACTATGCCAAGAGATACATCGTAGATATCCAGGCAAGAAGATATTTGTGTATCCAGACCCAGCATCAAGACAGAGAAAAACATCAGCAGGTGGTAGAACAGATTTATCAATCCTACAAAACAACGGCTTTGTGTGCAAGGTGCCACCAAGGCATATGGCAATCAGAGACAGAGTAAATTCAGTGAATGCAAAACTTTGTTCAGCATCCAACGAGAGACAGGTATTCATACACCCGAAGTGTAAGAATCTGTTAAATAGTGTAAGCAAACACACATATAAAGAAGGAACCGTGTTGCCAGACAAGACGCAAGGATTTGATCATATGAACGATGCACTAGGATATCTTATTTCATTCTTATATCCAATCAGAACTGCATATGAGCAACACACACCGGAAAGATTTGGAATAAAAGTAGGAGCAATTAGATAATGGCACAAGACGTTTACGGTTTAACCACTACATCATTCACAGACAACACAGGCAAAAGCATTTCATTACCTGTGCATCAAGATTACGATCAATACATCAACCACTGGAGATTTTTAAAGAGAAGTTATTTGGGTGGTGCTGAATACAAGCGAGGAATGTATTTGAAAAGGTATCAATATGAGAACGAAGGCGACTACTTGTCAAGATTATCACAGGCGGCAGAAGACAATCACTGCAGAAGCATAGTTCACACATACAATTCATTCTTATACAGACAATCACCAAAGAGAGATTTTGGTTGGTTGGAAGGAGCACCTGAAATGGAAAACTTCCTACAAGATTCAGACTATGAAGGAAGAACTTGGGAATCATTTATGAGAGACGTCAACATACAAAGTTCTATCTATGGACATTGTTTGGTATTGGTAGACAGACCAGACACACAGGTTGGCACTAGAGCAGAAGAATTAGAACAAGGCATTAGACCTTACACAACCATAGTGACTCCAGAGAACATACTGAATTGGAGATTTGTAAGACAAGCAAATGGTCATTATGAATTAACAGAACTAACATTATTAGAACAAGACGAAAGACCATATCAAAGAACAGGTGAATTCTTTGTGAGAAAATGGACACCAGAAACAATTGAATTATTTTCATATGATGGCAAAGATGTAAAAGATCCAATGAAACAGGTTGAAATTAAACCCAACACACTGGGCAAGGTTCCAGCAGTTTGGGTGTATGCCAACAGAGGACCAGTCAGAGGCATAGGTGTTTCAGACATTGACTCCATTGCACAGGCACAAAGATTTTTAGGCAACTGTTATTCAGAAGCAGAACAACTTATATCTTTGACAAACCATCCGTCATTGGTCAAAACAAGATCAGTATCAGCACAGGCAGGAGCAGGTGCAATTATTGATATGCCAGAAGAATTAGATCCTAATCTTAAACCTTACCTATTACAACCCAACGGTGGTAATTTAGAAGCCATACTAAAAACAATGGACGAAACAGTCAAGAGCATTGACAGAATGGCACATATGGGATCCATAAGAGCAATTGAAACAAGACAGATGTCGGGAATTGCTATGCAATCAGAATTTTTAATGTTGGATGCCAAATTATGTGAGAAGGCAAAAAACTTAGAACTTGCAGAAGAACAAATTTTTAGACTGTTTGGACTTTGGCAAGGCAAGGCTTGGGATGGTGAAATAAAATATCCTATGGCTTTCCACATCAGAGACAAAAGTCTTGATATGGACATTATCAACAAGGCCGCGGCCGCACAAAGAGATTCAGCGGCGGCTACTCCAAATGTAAAATCAATTATTGATCAAAAAACACTTGAGATACTTGCAAAAGATGAAGACGATCTACAAGATATGCAAAACCAAATGGCTGACGATGGCACACACGATGCTATGACAGATCCAACAGATATGGTTAAGCATATGAGAGAAATGATCGAGCAAGGTATGACCAATGAAGAAATTTTACAACTACATCCTGAAATAGGAAAATTCTTTGGAGACACAAATGGCACAATACCAGAACAGAACGGTAACCCTCAATAAACCATTCCGGACACCAAACAAATCAAAAAAGTTTGCTGTCTATGTTAGAAACAAATCCACAGGCACAGTCAACATCGTAAGATTTGGTGATCCCAGTATGCGGATCAAATCCAACATACCAGCAAGAAAGAAATCATTCCTTGCAAGGTTTGGAGGCATACTTGCCAAAGTGCGAGGACAAAAAACATTGAGTCCTGCTTATTGGAGTATCAAGGCGTGGCAATGATAACATTTTGGTTGACTGTTGCATTTTGTGTGTATCTGGTATGGGAATTGCACTGTTGGATAGAAAGGAATTTCTAATGGACATACAAACACTAACAGCACTGTGGCCTATCTTTGTAGCATTCGTGTTGTTGATAGTGACATTGGCACAGGCACACTATCGTATCAAAGTGCTAGAAGAGAAAGTAAAAGTTGCATTCGAATTGATTAACAAAATTAATGAAAGAAATGATTAAAGAAAAAAATATATTTGAAGTTATAAAAGAGTCAGACAAAAAAACAAGACCGGGTCCTTGGGATCCACCAACTTACCCATCAGGCAGAGACTTGATGTATGCACAATGGGATAAGGAAGACAGGGAGAAGGCACAAGACTAATGGATAATTTTTTATTAAAATTCTTTGGATCTATAGACAAACTCACAGACAAAATATTTGGCATTCATTATTGTGGTTGTGGACACAGAGCACACTGTGGCAAAAAATGCACAGACTGTAGATGTGAACATTGTAATTGCATTGTGGACAAAAAGAAATTAAAAAAAAAGTTTGACAGGCAATTAGCAAAATTAAAAAAAAAGGATCCGTTCATTTATAAATGATTAGAAAACTTTACAGATTACCAGAAGAGACAGCAAGGCACAGACAGTTCAAACAACTGTGTCTGGACTATTTTACACACTATGAGAAATTGATGAAGCATCCAAGCAAGACCAATGCCACTAGGGCAAGAAAGGCCTGCATACTTTTAAAAAAGGTTGCACACCACAGAGGCATTGAACTACTTGAATTGTATGCTCCTTCAAGAAACGAGGGACGACCAGAGAAGTTCCCAACCAAACACAGGATCAAGGAGGACCAAAATGGACAAGAAAAAGAAGAAGAACAAGAACACAGGATCTAAGTCAGCTAAATCTGGAAGAAGAAAACCAAGTGGAAGACGTAGGTAAAGACATTGAGAAGTGGATTGGACAGGTTGTTGCTAAAAAGCATAAGGCGAGTGGAGCGACAATCTGTCCGTTTGCAAAAAAAACTCTTGAAGATAGAAAGATACAGATCACAATGGCAAAGAAAGATGTGCTATCTCAGATTGATCATTGTTGTGGGCTTTTTAATATTTTCCATATGGACATTGTCATCCTTTATTTGGAACAATCGATAACAGAAAAAAAATTATCCAATCTGTGCCACAAGGCACACAAACAAAATCCTAAATTTGCCATAATGTATGACCATCCAGATAATGATGGACTACATAAAGGTGTGTCATTCAGTTATGGCAAACTGCCATTAATAATGATACAGGATTTGGAAAAATTGAAACAAGCACAAAAAATATTAAAGCAGTCTGGATACTACCAAAAGTGGGACATAGACTCGTTTGAACAATTTTACCAATAAATAAACACATAGTGGTATATCCTGCCACGCACAATAAAAGGAGGACACGATGAGTCAAGATCAAACATCGCAAGACATTCAACCGGCAACTGCAACGGCTGAAACAGTCTCTAACACAGAGCAGGCACAAGCGGATAATCAACCCGCGAAAGTTTATACTCAAGTAGAACTTGATGCAATAGCGGCAGAAACTAGAAGAAAGACTGAAGCCAGGTATGCAAAAAAGTTTGAAGGTATAGATGTTGAGAAATACCAGTCTCTGATGCAGAAGGAAGAAGAGCAAAAAATTTCCCAAGCAAAAGAGAAGTCAGAGTTCGAGAAACTGTTGAAAGACAATGCGGAGAAATTCCAAAACAAAATCAGCGGTTTAACTTCAGAACTGACAAAGATCAAAGTTGACGGTGCTTTGATCAATGCGGCATCAACCAACAGGGCAATTAACCCTGAACAGGTTGCTACATTGGTGCGAAATAACGTCAAGATGACTGAGTCAGGAGAAGTTGAAGTTGTTGATCCAAAAACGGGTCAACCTAGATACACTGAGGCTGGTGATCCAATGAACATAGATGGGTTGGTTGCAGAATTCCTACAAACTAATCCACACTTTGTTTCAGCGGGACAACCAGGCGGTGGTTCTAAGTCGAACACAGGCACACAAGGTGTTTCACCAGTTGATGTTAAGAGTCTGGATATGAATAATCCAGAACACAGAAAAAAATATGCTGAGTGGCGTAAGTCACAAGGTAATTTTTAATTAACAACTAACAAAGGAGATTAGCAAAATGGCTAATACAACTACAGGCACATTGCAACATCTGATCGCACCTATCGTCCAAGAGGCGATGTTCGTGGCATCAGAAACTTCAATTATGCCAGGACTTGTGAAAAATTTCACAGTTCCAGCAAACGCAGGAAAGGTTCTACAAGTTCCTTTATACGCGGCACAATCAATCGCAACAGATGTTGGCGAAAACTCTGAAATATCTTTAGCGGCTATTTCAACAGGCGTAGCAAACATCGAATTAACAGAAGCA